ACCCGAAAGAGATACTGGTGCAGTTGCCATTTCCGAAGTTGGCCGACTTTGATTCGCGGGAAGCATACGACGCGGCTATTGGAGAACAAGACCTTAGAGGTGGTGTTTACACCGGAGGCCACTGGAGCGAACCCAACGTCCTAACCCACATCCGAACCAATGAACGTGATGTCGGCGGTAAGAAAGCACTACACGCAGAAGAATACCAATCGGATTGGCATCAGCAGGCGACGGGTGAAAGAACAAAAAAAATAAAGCGATTAGCACATGAAAGTGAAATTTCTAGGGAAGAGGCGCAGAAGTTAGTACCTAGTGATTGGGGGTATCACAAACAAGTTTCACAATCTGAAGTAGAAAATGCCAGAAGGGAACGAGATCGATTAAAGGATGCCCTTGATAAAAAACAAACGGAATTATTGGTTGCCATAAAAAAGGATGCAGAACCTTATATTTTGTCCGGAAGGGAGATAAACGATAAGTTATTCCAGAATTCAGAGTGGCGTGAATTAGGCGAACAGACTTCCCAAGCTAGTAAAAATCTGAACTCTTTGATAAGGCGTAATGCCAAAGCAGTCCCAGACGCCCCCTTCAAAAAGACATGGCACGAACTCGGATGGAAACGCCACTTCATGGAAGCCATCCGCGATCCATCCATCGAGCGTTTAACGTGGACAACGGGGGATGTGCAAGCGGATCGTTATGACTTGTCTCGGTTTATCGCTGAAATCAAAGTTAAACCAAATAAAACTTGGGGCGACAATTGGGATCTTTTCATTAAATATAAGGAAGGAACTACCGGTCTTGGGGGGGTTACTGAAGAGCATCTACCCCGTGTCGGAGAGTCAGATGAGTATGGAAATCTTTCTGATTGGGTTGGTAAGGAAATGGCCGATAAGATCGAGAATGATGCTGACGGCAGTTTGAAAACCTACTCTGGCCTCGACTTGGAAATGGGAGGTGAGTTCCACAAAAACCTCTACGACAAGAAAATCCCGCAGTTCGTTAAAAAGTTTTTGAAACAGTTTGGTGTTGAGCCGCAGTTAATTAGATCCCCACGATTTCCAGGTGGACAAGTTACTAAGGCTGATTGGTCTGGTAGTTGGGGAATTATGGATGCTGATGGAATGCTAGACACCGCTAACACCTGGAAGACGCGGGAAGAAGCAGAAGAAGCATTGAATCAAGAATACTGGTACATCGACATCACACCCGAAATGCGCGAACACTTTTCAGAGCAGGGAATACCACTGACCATGATTGATCAGCCTAAGACAGGATTACTGGCATACGCATAATGGCAAAGCAACCAAAATTAACAGAAGAGCAACTGCTCACTCGAATTCATCAAGAGATTCGCGGCGCAATCGGTTATGGCGGAGACGAGGTTTCGGTACAGCGTGAAGAAGCACAGCGTTATTACTTTGGTGAACCTTTTGGAGGAGAGCAGGAGGGACGCAGTCAATACGTTGATAGCAGCGTTGCCGATGCAATCGAGTGGATGAAGCCGAGCTTGATGCGTGTCTTTGCATCAGGCGATTCCATCGTCACGTTTAACCCGACGCGCCCCGACCAGGTCGAGCAGGCCAAACAGGCCACCGACTATGTGAATTGGGTTTTCCTTAAAAGCATGAAGGGCTGGAAAATTTTGCTGGATTGGTTCCATGATGCTCTGCTACTTAAAAACGGATTCGTTAAAGTCTGGTGGGATTATTCAGAAGACAAGCAAAGGGAAGAATATGAAAGACTGACAGACATTGAATTCGAATCGCTCATCAGTGTCGATGAAGTCGAGGTGATTGAGCACACGCAAACCGGCGAAGACATGGGCGGCGTTGAAGTTGTGTTGCACGATGTCGTGATCATGCGGACCGCAAAAGACGGGCGCATCCGAGTTGAGAATGTGGTGCCGGACGAGATCCTTCTGGCAAGAGAATCCAACTCTCTATCTGAATCACGGTTCGTCTGCCATCGGGTTAAAAAGACCGTCACCGAATTGCGCGAGATGGGATTCGAAATAGATCCCGATACTTTGCCCCGCGGCGATGACATGGACGAGCTCTCGGTCCAGCGCCTGGCACGTTACTCTTTTGATGACACTTACGAATTCGGTATCTGGGGCGATGCGGAAGAGGGCAACCAGGACAAGTCCACTTGGACCTATTGGTTGTACGAATGTTACTTGCGCTGCGACTGGGATAATGACGGCCTGGCCGAGCTCAGAAAAGTTTGCCTGATTGGCGACAAAGTTTTAGAGAACGTCGCGGTTGACAATATTCCGTTCATCACGATTACGCCGACGCCGATTCCAGGCAAGACGATCGGGCTCAGTGTTGCCGACCTGGTGATGCCGCTCCAAGAGATCAAGAGCTCTATCATGCGTAACGTGCTCGACTCGATGTACTTGAGTAACCAGCCGAGATTATCTGTCCAAGAAGGGATGGTGAATTTGGATGATTTGCTCACGCAACGTGTTGGCGGAATAGTTCGAACCAAAGCACCGAACGCGATCGTACCGCTGCCGAACCATCCGATTGAAGCGCACACGTTTGGATTGATCGAGTACCTCGACGGCGTTCGTGAATCCCGGACCGGCGTCTCACGCATGAGCCAGGGTCTGAACGATAACGCACTGACCAGCCACACGACAGCTACGGCGGTTAACCAGGTGATGAGTGCATCGCATTCACGCCTGGAGCTCGTCGCCAGAGTCTTCGCCGAGACCGGCGTCAAAGAGCTCATGGAGCGCATTTACGAATTGCTCCAGAAAAACCAGGACAAGGAAAAAGTCGTACAGCTTCGCGGCGACTGGGTTGGCGTCCGGCCGGACTAGTGGAACGACAAGATGGATGCGACGGTTGCGGTTGGAGTGGGCAGCGGAAACAAAGACCAGCAGATCGCGCATTTGTCGAACCTGCTTCAGTACGGCACCCAGGCGATTGCCGGCGGACTGCCGATTTTCAATGTCCAAAACATTTACAACATCATTGCGCAACTAATTAAAGCGCAGGGCTTTATGAACGTCGGCGATTTTGTTACTGACCCATCGATGATTCCGCCGCCGCAGCCACAAGGCCCAGATCCAGAGATGCAACTCCAGCAACAGGAGATGCAGGTTAAAACCGCCGAGCTTGAAATCAAGGCCGGCGAACTGGAGCTCAAGCGTCAGCAGCTCGCACAGAAAACTCAAGAGGCTGACGTAGATGCTGCGCTTCGCGCAGAAGAGCTCGTACTCGAACGTGAACAGAAACGCGCAGTCGCGATAGGGAGAACGTAATGCCATCAGGACCAGGAACATACGGAAAGAAACGTGGCCGTCCGCCCAAAAAGAATAAGAAAAAGAAATAGTGGAAGAAAACGATCTGCGCGTTGAACGCGCCAAAGAGCTACTCAAACACGATCTCTTTATAGAAGCGTTCGACACGCTTGAAAAAGAACTAAAAGACCGCTGGCAAAACAGCGGTTCTAACGAAGCCGATGCCAGGGAGTCTTGCTGGCTCGCACTCCAGCTTCTTTACCAGGTCAAACGACATATCGAGTCCATAGTGACCACCGGTCGTCTGGACGAATTGGCGAAGAAAACTGGTCCCATTATCTAGCTAAGTTAACAGGAGTTACACATGGCGGACACGCAACCTGCACCCGCCGGAGTCACACCCGGCGCTAGAGATGTACCGGTCCCAGGACCGCTCGCATCCTCGGATGAAAATGATCTCGCGGATGCAACCCAAGGATTTCTAAATCTTATGGACCCCCCAGAGGAAACTCCAGAAGAAGAAGAAGCCGCCCCTACTGAAGCTGAAGAGTCCACCGACGATGATCGAGACGAATCTGCGGAAGAGGAAGCCACGGAAGAATTAGAGGCGACAGCCGAAGAGGAAACCGAGGAAGAAGCTGAAACCGAAGAAGAGACGGAAGAAGAACCTGAGTTATTCGCAGTCAAGGTAGACGGCGAAGAAGTAGAGGTCACCTTCGAAGAGCTCGTGAACGGTTACAGCAGAACATCTTCTTTCACGAAGAAAAGTCAACAGCTCGCTGAACAGCGCAAAGCGTTTGAAACTGAAGCGTCAGAAGTGATGCAGCAGCGCGATGCAATTCAAGCCGAGCGACAACAAATGCACTCTGCTCTTGAGCAGATGCTCCAAGCCTCTGTAGGTCAGATGGATCAGTTCCAGAATATCAATTGGGACGAGCTCCGTTCTGATGACCCTATGGAGTGGGCAGTCAAGCGACAGGAACTTCAAGAACATCAGCAAAAAATTGCAACCGCGCAAGCGCAGCAAAAGCAATTGCAGGACAATTTTGAGCGCGACCAGAATGCGGCATTCGCGGCCGAACTGAAACGTGAGAACGAAGCTCTATTGGAAAAGATGCCGGAATGGTCTGATCCAAAAAAGCAACGTGACATCGCGCAACAGTTAGCGGTTTACGCAGAGTCGCAAGGCTGGGCGAAAGAAGAAATAAATCAGCTTGTTGACCATCGGAGTTTTCTGATTCTTCAAAAGGCAATGCTCTATGACCAATT